AGAGATCACCCAGGCGGAACTCGAGGCGGCAACCAAGCGCCTGCAGGCGGACCGGGAAGCCAAGCGGATCAAGGACGGGGCCGACAGCGAAGCCAAGGTCATCCGGGCCAAGATCGACGCCGCGACCACGGTCAAGGAAGCGGAGAAGGACCTGGCCAGGGCGGCCCGGCAAAAGCCGGGCCTGTTCATCCCAGGCCATGGGTTGGTCGACCTTGCCCTGGATAAGGCCGCCCACAAGGTCGACAGGGAGATGCTCGGAGAGCCTGGGGACGGCAAGTAACCGGAACGCCGGCGCCTTTACGCCCGTAAAATCGAGCCCCGAAAATGTGCCAGGCCTGCCAGACGCTCCGGAAAGCCCGGAGGGGCCTGACCGCGGCCGGACGGGTCAACCAGGCCAGAGCCCACGCCCAGGCCCTGGCCCTGCGCCGGACCATGGGCAGGCAGGCGGACCGCATCCTCAAACCGGCAGCCGCCGAATGGCGGGCCATGACCACCCGAGCCATTCTGGCAGGCCTGCGGAAGGGGATCCCCCAGGGAAGCCACGAAGACTGGCCGACGCAACTGGCCGATTGGGGAGAGATCGACAAAAAGAGCCTGGCCATCTGGCAGCCGGCCCTTTTCAAGACGGTCGAGCTGGCCAGCAGCATGACCCCCAGCCCGGTCAAAAAGGGGGCGGGATTCACATCGATCGCCGGACCGCAGACGGTCAGCGCCTGGAATTGGAGCCTTCAAAACGGCGGGAAGCTGATCGTTGAAATAAACGAGGAGACCCGGGCCGCCATCAGCGCCTACGTTCGAGCGGCCATGGCCCAGGGCAAGCCGATCCAGAGCATCGCCAAGGACATCCGCGGGATCGTTGGGCTGAACAGCCGGCTGGCGGAGGCGGTCTCGAATTACGAGGGCCGCCTGCTGGCCGAAGGAGTGGCCGCGGCAGCAGCCGCGGGAAAGGCCCAGGCATACGCCGGCCGCCTCCTGCGCTACCGGCAAGAGATGATCGCCAGGACGGAAAAGGCCTTCAGCCTGGCCGAAGGGATCCGGGCGGAACACGCCCATCGCCATATCGAGAATTTGGAATTCGTCGGGGACCCCCAATGTTGTGACGAATGCGCGACGATGAACGGGGAGGTTTTCACAACCGAAGACGCGGAAGGGATGATTCCCGTTCACCCGAACTGCGAATGCACCTGGGTCGTCGCGGTCGATTGGGAGGGGGAGGAGCCGCCGGACGGGGCGGACCAGCCGGTCGGGCCGGATGAGGAGGCGGCCGGCCTGACGGATGCCCAGGTCACCCTAGCCCTGGCCCGGGCGAAAGATTGGAAAATGGCACGGCAGGAAGCCAAGAAGAAAAAGAAGCCGATAAAGAAGCGGGCCTACGCCCGGAGATGACAGGCACAAGGAGGCCATCATGCTAATCGAGGAGATCACCCCCAGCGCCCTGAAGGCGGCGGAGGACCGGGAGCTTAAGAACCTGCGCTTCAGGTTTTGCCAGCTTTTCAAGCGGTATTACAAAACGAGCCCGGACGCCAAGGTCAAGGGGATCGGCCGCGCCGATTTCCTGAACCGCTATGTTCAGCTTCGAGTCGAGATGAACCGAAGGGGGAAGACGCCCCTGGAGCCCCTCGAGCTGGATGCCATGGTCGAGGAGCGGGTCGCCAAGCGCGGCATTTGGAACCTGGACGTTCCGGCCCTCGGTGAGATCACCCTGGCCGAAGGATACGCCTCGATCACCGGCGCCTTCATCAAGGACCCCCGGGGAGCGGAGGACGTCCAGGTCGTTCTGAAGACGGCCGTCGAAAACCGGGACCCGGACGCGGAAGGCAAGATCCAGAGCCTGATGACGAAGGAGCTGGCAGGCCGGCCGGTCTTTTTCAATTACCAGCCGAGCGGGCCCGCCGAAACGCACATCCCGATCTTCGACCTGGTCCTGCGCCCCAGGACGATGACCAAAAAGACGGCCGGACACCCGGCGGCCAAGGCGGCAGCCGGAGCGGCGAAGGCCCCAGCCCAGGACGTCGCCATCATCACCCCGGAGGAGCAGGCCCGGCGGGATGCCGAGCAAAAAGCCAGGGAGGAGGAGTGGATCCTGATCGGGCAGAACACCCGGACCCAAGAGGCCCGCGGCGCCCATCCCTTCAAGGCGGCCAAATTCCCCGATTGGGAGAACAAGCCCCGCTGCCTGATCTGTGGCCATGGGAAGCCCCTCACCGGGACCTGCCCGGGGGCCGATGCCAGCTGGGAAACGCAGCGCCTGGCCATCGAAGGACCGGCGCCGGCCCTGGCCACGTTGAAGGCGGCCGGCCTGCAGGCAGCCCAGGAGGGGGCGGACCAGGCGGCGGAGCTGATCATCGAAGCCGGCGGGGACCTGGAGAAGGCCCAGGCGGCGGCGCTGGCCTTTACGGCTGAAAAGAGCGGGCCGGGAGACATGGGGGCGATCGGCGGCGAAGCGCAGCCGGAGGAGGCCCCGGACGGGCAGGCCTTCCAGGTCATAAGCCAGGGCGGCCGGCGGGTCGCCTTCTTCAAGGCGGAGGCCGACGCCCGGAGCTACAGCGAAGCGGAGCCGGAAGGCCGGGAGCCGGCGCTGGTCGACCTGCCGGAAGGGATCGAGGCGGTCGCAAAATTCGACATTTCCAAGCCGGAGACCACGGCTGCCTACCAGCGGATCCCGGTCATGCCCCCCAAGCCGGGGGCCACGATCCGGACGATCACCCTCTCGGCGCCCCAGGGAATCAAGGCCCTGGAGGACGCCGACGCCCATAAAATCGTGACTTACCTTTTCGACGCGAAGAAATGGACCATGGCCGAAGCCAAGGCCTGGGTCGAAAGCCACAAGCCGAAGCCGGCAACGAAGGACAGGGTCAAGAAGCGGTCCCGCCTGTTCTTCAAATTCATGAAGGCGGATCCGGAGAAGCAAATCGTCGGCGGGGTCATTTATGAGCCGACCACGGTCGATACCCAGGGCGACTACACCGACGCGAAGGAAATCGAGGCCGGGATGTACCGCTTCATGGAGGCCTATTCCAAAAGCCAGAGCCGGATCAAAGTGATGCACAAGGGCAAGGCCTATTCCTTCCCGATTCTCGAATCCTTCCAGGCGGAGGAGGACACGAAAAAGGGGGCGGACACGGTCAAGAAGGGGGCCTGGTTTTTGACGGTCAAGGTCGCCGACGAAGCCATCTGGAAAATGATCAAGGCCAAGAAGCTCAACGGATTCTCGATGGGCGGGTCGGCCAAATCGAAGACTTGACGCAGCGCCCGGCGGTTTGATATAAGCCCCTCGAGGCCGCCTCGCCGAGCACGGCAGAGGCACCGGAGCGATTACCCCTGAAATGGGGCCCGGGCGGTCCGTCGCCGAGCCCAGGCGAACGGGCAGCCGCATCACCGGAGGGCGAGGACGGCCGCCAAGCCATGGCCAGGGGGGCTGCGACCGGGCACCTGAATCGCCGCGGCGAGTAGGAGGAAAGGCCAGGCGGATCAACGCCTGACGTGATGCCCGAGAAGGCCCCCCGACTTTACCCATTGACTTCAGCCGGCCGCCCGTTTATGGTTAGGGCAATTCCATTCCTTCCTGATTCATGGACAACCCCCCAAGCGGGGGAGGGCGGGGGCCCGTAAAACCGGACCGATGCAAAGCCCGCCCTTCCCCCAAAATCCAGCCCGCTATGATTCCGGTAGAACGCCCCTGAAACGAACCTGGACGATCGCTCGGATTACCATGAAACGCACCCGCCCCCATTTCCGGGCCCCGCTGTGATTTCGCTCAAACGCAGGACTGCAGGAAAAAGGGGGGCCGCCATTTCGCTCAAGCGCCGGTAGAACGAAGGCCCTGAAATTCAGGCCTCCCGCTACGATGCTCCTGAAACGAAAAAAGCCCTTCCCCTTGACAAGCCAGTCTTTCAGGATTAAAACCAAAGCGTAACATCGACCGCGGAACCGCGGGAAACGAGCCCGGGCCGTTCCATCAGGGAAGCGGCGCCGGAGCGGAGATGCCCAAGGACGCCCCAAGCGCCCGCCCTTAAACGGGGGCCGCCGGATCGGTCGGAAACGATCGAGGAGGCCACCGTGCCCAAAGCAAGAAAACTGATCGAGATCGACCCCGACGAAATCAGCCTCGTCGATGCAGGGGCGAATCGTAAGGTTTTCGCCATCGTCAAAAGGAGCATCCCCATGAACAAAATGATCGCCGCTTTCGCCGCCCTGCTGGCGGCCGCTTTCACCGAACCGATGAAGAAAAACGCCGGGGCCATTCCCGAATCGGAAGCCGCCGGCCTGACGGGGGCCCTCGAGGCCTTCGCCAAATACAAGGACGACCTGCCCGACGACATCGTGGAGGCCGCACAGACCCTGGCCAAGGCCGCGATTCCCAGCGGGCCGCCGGCCGCGGACGGAGCCGAGCTGCCGATCGACATCGAAAAGATCGGAGCCCGCCTGAGCAAGGCCACGAAGGAAGAACTGATGAAAATCAAGGCCGTGGTCGACCGGATGCTCGAGGCCGACAAGGCCGACGACGCCCCGGTCAAAAAGTACGACGGCCTGCCCCCCGAGATTGCCGCCCGGCTGAAAAAGCAGGACGCCGACGAAGCCGCCGCCCTGGCCCTGAAAAAGACGGCGGACGACACCGAACGCGCCGCGGACAAGGCCGCCATCAAGGACCTGAAGGACCGCCTCGAGAAGGTCGAGAAGGCCCGCGGGATCAAGAAAAGCGCCGACGTCGACGGAGCGGAGGACAAGGGCAGCGAGAAGACCGAAAAGAAGGGCCCCCTCTGGCCCAGCCTCGCGGAGCCGGAAGACTAAGCCCTCGCCATCCCAAAACGAAAGAGAGAAACGCCCATGAATACCACGAAAACCCTCCTCGAGAAATTCAGGGTCGACAAGTACAACCTGATTTCTCTGCCCTCGATCGCCCTGAGCCCGGAGGAAGCGGACCGCTTCATCGACTACATTGTCGACCAGAGCGTCCTCAAGCAATTCGCCCGGATCGAACGGATGAACGGCCCGGCCAAAAACGTCCGGGCGATCGGATTCGGCGCCGGGAACTTCCTCTACCCGGCCGGCCAATTCAACACCGGCAAGTACAAAAGCCAATTCGTCGACAACAAGATCACCCTGACCACGAAAAAGGCCAGGGGATGCGTCGTGATCTACGACGACGATCTGGAAGACGTTTCCCCGATCGTTTCGGCGGACGCCTTCAAAAACCAGATCATGCTCATGGTGACCAAGAAAATCGCCAACGAGCTGGAGCAGGCCTACTGGATCGGAGACACCCACGGCTACAACGGATTCGCCGCGGACGATATCCGGAGCATTTGGGACGGCTGGCGCTGGCAGATGACCCATTCCGCCTTCGGCCAAGCCTATTACAACAAGGTCACCGGCGGGAGCCACATCCTGG